AGGTTGTAAACCATGTAGCGCCTGCGTTGCCATTGCGCCATCATCATGTTTAACTGATTGAAACAGTCATTCGTATCCTGTGCCAACGGGGTTTGACCCACACCGATCACATTTGCAGTCTTAAGGGCTAAATTAATAATGTCTGACGGTGTTGTTGGCAATGGTTGTGTCATTTTTTAGGCCTGCCCCTCTTAACTTTTGGCATCTCTGCGACTGGTTCTACTGCTTGATTCAATATTGTTTGTTCTTCTTCCGCATCATTAGCTAGTTGCGGAATCCCAGCAGGGCTTGTGACCCATTTGGGATATTCCTTAAACTCATAAAAAGGGGGAGGGTTTCCCCTCACCCCCAACCGATTAAACAACATCGGCAACTACACAAGACCATTCAGGACGGATTGCAGCATAACCGTAAAGGATGTCCATACGAGTAATCAAGCTATCGCTCATTACGTCATATGCTTCGATCATACGGAGGCTGATGCCGTCAAAGTTAGCGCGAGCAGCTTGTACCACACCGGCAGTAGGCATTTCCAAGTCGGCAGTAGCCAAAGTAAATGCTTCAGGGTAGTAAGCCAAGTTCTGACGATACTGTGAGCTAGCAGGCATTACCAAGCTAATCGTTGCAGAGTTTGCAGGAGAAGCAGTTACTGTATTAAACGCTGCAGGAGCAGGAATAATGCCAGGGTAAATAGGAATGCTTGTTGCGCCAGACGCTACGTTTGATGTAACAACGAACTGACGGAGTTGACCTTGTGATTGGCCAGTCAGACGGTTAATTGCATAAACACCAGCGATAGTGATGATGTCACCAGCATTTAATGTGCCAGTAATAGCGTTCACAGTCAAAGTTGTACCAGTTTGGCTTGCACCGTTAACAGTACCAGCAGAGAAAGAACCAACAGTATGAACTGTAGTGGTTTGATCGTACATCCAATCAAAGCCGAGGGTATCTTTGCTGATAATGCCTGTTTCGTACTGATCAGCGATCTTAACTTGTGGGTTAAACAAGCCAGCCAAAGAGCTAATTGTGCGGGATTGTGTAACTGGATCAAGGATGATCTTACGATCCATACGTGGTGACAAGTTCTGATCCAAAGCAGCACCAGCTTGTAGCCATTGTGATGCTTGTGGGCTTGACAAAGTAGAACCGCTTAAATTTGCTACTAAGTTAGCAGATTGAGCAGCTACGTTCATCAAGTCAGCAGCAACATAAGCAGCCAAACGGTTAACCGCAGGAGCAAGTACGCGCTCAGAGAAATCATCCAAGCTCATTGTTTTCTCAGCAGTACCGAAAGAAACTGGTACGTTTGCTTGAGTAGCAACGGTCAAAGAAGTATTTTGTTCGTTAGTACCTTGTGGGGTAATAGCTGGGCCAGTAGAAACTGTGTAATCGTTCGGTAAACGGATACGCAGAGTCGAACCGATCTTAGCGCCTGTACGAGCAAATTGATCGTCATATTGACGGGAAACTGTACGCAAGAAAGCGTTAGTTTGTGTAAACAGACGCACCGCTTCATTGGTGATCTGATTGATCGTTAATAATGAATTGCTAGTCATTTAAGACCTCCATAAGAAAAAGAAAAAAGAAACTACACTTTTCGCCCCTGCCCTATGGAGTCGATACTTAACGGGCCATCCATCAGTTTACGGTCTGATTACACCTAAATGCATTAAAACGCTTTTTTGAATAATTGTCAATTATCTGCGTTTATTTTTGTTGCGCCACGTGATCCAGGCTTGATGATCAGACGGATCAGGTTCAACCGTTCCACCAGTACCACTTGAACCACCGCCAACTTCACTCATTGGAGGGGGAGTGCGCGACACTTGTTTGCTAAAAGATTTGACAGCTTTGCTTGATAATTTGGTCAATTCGATGCCCATTTGCAATGGAGATAGGTTGGCAATACGGATGGCATCGCCCACGTTTTCAGATTTGCCAAGAAAAGTAATGACCGCCTCAGGATTGGGAACGGATGCAATGGCTTGCAAGAAATCATTTCCACCGACACCGGCCAAATTCAAATTGGAAATCGAACGGTCATATTCTTGACCAAATTCAGCCTTTGCTTTTTGTTCAATGTCATTCATGGCATTAATAAAGGTTTGTTGCTGGACGCGTTGCTCAGCGATTTGTTGAGCGTAAACCATTGCCAATTCCTCGACATTGCCTTGATTTTGAGCAGGCGCTTGGGATTGTTGGGTTTGTTGTTGCTGGATTTGGGATTGAGCAGATTCCAAAGCAGCAAGGCGCTCGCGAGCAGCATTCTTCTCAGCAGCTAATTCGCCCATTCTGCGCTTTGCCCATTCAGGCAGATCATTGTAGGAATTCTCGCCAGTCTTGCCATCAGGCTCGGCAGGAGGGGTATTTTGCCCATCGTTGCCCTGATTTTGACCTTCTAATTGTTGCACTGCGTTATTTTGTGCGTCTAGTTCTTGTGTAGTTGCACCAGTTGCGTTGTCCATTACGACTCCTAGGTTATTTGTGAAAGATTGTCAGAAAGCACTTGTGACGGATCAAAGTGGCTTAAATCATACTCCTTGCCAGGTTGAGGTGTCCCTTCGATTTCTCTAACGGTTTTATCAGCGATCTTGGAAAGATCAATCTTGCTGAGTTCGGATAGCAAAGCCTTGACGCGATCGGTCTCAGCCTTGAATGCTTGGATAGAGTCTTGACGCTCATTTTCAAAGCGCAGAGCCAAGTGATTGAGGGCATCCATATCAAGACGTTGTTTATCAAGCGCCAAATAGGATTGCTTCTCTTGGAGTTGCTCTTGCAATTGCTGGATGATGGCTTGAGCCTGCTGGAGTTGTTGTTGCAATTGTTGCTCTTGCTCGGATGGCCCAGTACCCAAGATATTTGGAGGAATCCAGTTGCGCATACGCTCCTGTAACTTGTCAGCATTCGGGAAGTCAGCAGATCCCATATAAAGATCGCCAATAACCTGAGAAAGAGCAGGCTGAGCAGCCAAGAGTTTAGTCATTGCATCAAAAGCCTCTTGTCTGCGGGTGTCATAGCTTGGCCCAACTTCCGCAACCACGTCATATTTGCCCACATTCGGATTAAAGATGGCAGTAACTCGAGCGTTTTCTTCGTCCTCAGTCTTTTTCATTGGCTCAGCCAATTCAGGATCAACCATGATCTGACTCTCGGTATTGTCATCGCCAAGGATTCGCACGATTCGCTTGGTGTCATAGACTTTAGGGATCAAATCAATAATCATGCGACCAGTCGTTTGAATGGCCATGTTTTGATTGTCTTGGAAGTGATAAGTAACGCGCTCGCCTTGGTTTACGCGCTTCTCGATCGATATACCTGAAAGCTCTTGGGATTGCTCGCCAAAGGTTTGATCGTATTGACCGGAGGTCATCATCAATTCTTGAGCAGCAGTTGCCATGCCTTCCATATAAACAGGAGCGCTTGATGGAGGTTGCTGACGAACTGGTGAAGGAATCGCATTGCCATTCTCATCTGCATGGTTGTATGGCAAATAAGCATGGTTCTCAGTATTGGCAGTAGCCCAATAGTTTTCCAAACCTTCGATGGCTTCGACTGGGGCCATGTATGGGGATTTAGATTGCAATGCGCCAAACTCTATGGCAGCAGAAGCATTGTAGTTGTAAGCGCGCTGAGCATCCTTCATGTAGCGGATTAAGCCCTTACGATCTAAACGTCCTTCGATAACGACTTCTTCTCCTGGACAACGAATAATAGGCACATAAGAGCCAGGCCATGTACCCTTCTCAAGCACTTCATCGCCACCAATCAGATACTTTTTGATGGTGCGCTTATCGATTCTGCGTCTTGTAATTCCTTCCGCGCCCTGACGAATTGCCTCATTAAATAGCTTGCGCTCATCGACAGAAATATCGCTTTCTTTGGCATAGCGCATAGATCCATCGGGATTCTCAAGGGCATAAAGCCATTCTTTGCGCACTTCAAGCTCGTAGTATTCAGCCAAACGAACCACGTCTTTAGTAATCCACATTTGATTGCCTGACGGACTTGTGGCCGGCAATTTGAAGTTAGGGAACTTGCGCTCAAACTCTCTGCGAGGCATATCCTCATAGATAAAGCCAAATTTTGCGTCAAGGCCATCCTTACGCTTGATATGCGGATCGAGATATACGCTCATCGCATCGGGAACTTCTTTAATGAAGATTTCCTGATCGAAGGTGGAATCGTCAGCGTAGGCAGTAGTTAGTCTCCAATAACCTATGCCACCGCCAACCATATGCTCGGCAGCAATGTCATAAGCGACTTTGGCATTGGATTTGTATTCAATATGACGAACCAATCCCTCGAAGATTTCAGCAGCCTCATAGGTTGCCTCGTCATTAGTTGGGTGAACTTGAACGGATGGCTTATTGGCTTTGAGATTGTTGACAACGTGAAGCCAATGCGTATGCGTCTTATTGATCGTGAGCATCGGCTGGGTATTTAAATGCCGTCTTGCTTTGACTGACGGCTCCCATTGGTCTTGATTGTCAGAATCAGCATACAGGAAGCGCATATCTTCGCGATAGCGTTGACGAGTGGCTTGTTCCCAGTTTAGGCAAGCCTGAAAGTTCTCGTATGCACGTTCTATGATGTCTTTTTCTCTATCTGCCATATCACATCCAATATCCGCCTCTTTGATTACCAGGCATAGTGTTAAATGGTTTCTTAGGATTAGAGAGTTTTTTCTCTTTCCTATCCCTTACCATTCCAGGGAATAATTCTGTAAGCACCCAAATCCAAGCATCTGCTCGGTTAGGTGACTTACTTCCATTGTAGCCATTCGTAGAAAACGAGGCAAGCTCATCTTCAAGGTCAAGGAATCGACCAACGTGCCTAATTTTGCCTTGCTCATAAAGAAGTGAAAACGGTTCAGCGCGAACGACTTTGCCACGCGAAGCACTCACCGCTTTAAATGGAGTCCTTGATCGAGCCGACTGGATGACTTGCTCAACCATTGCACCCCCGAAGTTAGTCTCGGCAACAACCAAGTCAGCCTTGTGGCGATCATACGCAGACGCAGCCATGCGCCCCCAATTAACAGGGCCAGCTTTAATCGTTGCATCCTCTAGTAGATAGGCATTTCCGTCAATACCCAATGCACCAACCACGATCCCAGTAGCATCATTGTCAGCATTATCGGAATCGCCAGCACCGCTAGGATCAACTCCAACAATAACCCTAACAAGCTCGGGGAGGTTTTCTTCATCGACTCGCCATTTGTCTATGTTTTCCTCGGAGAATAGCTGATTCGGATTAGCGTCAGCAAATTCACCCAAAAGAAAGCGTTTTTGCAGTCTTGCACTTAGATTTCTCAAAGTGTCCAAATAATTATCCGACAAGTTGGCAGCATTGTCCGAAGGATTTATCTGAAAATTAGCGTAATCGTCCTTATTGGTAAGCTCAATTTTTGTATCAGGATCGCGCTTAAGCACGAATATTTGATAAGTCCAATGGTTTTTGTTGGGTGGATTGCAGTCAAAATACATCTTTGGCTTTAATAGCCTATCGGGTTTACCCTCAATCTTTTGCATGACTTTTTGAGCCAAACGAGTGATTGCGATACCAACCGACTGCCAATTGATCTGAGAAGATTCGTTTAGATAAATGGTTGCAAACTCCATACCAAGGATCTTCTCGGTTCTTTCCTTGTCATCAAGGCCACCAAACCATATCTCAGAGCCATTCGGAAAGGTGACGAACCAGTCCGACTTGTTCATTTTGTATTCAATATTTGGGAAAGCAAGCTCCATGACCTTTGGGAAAGTGTCATAAACAATGGAATTCTTGACCTGATTAAACCGAAAACGAAGCACCGCATGACGCGAGCCAGGCGCTTTTAATGCCCTAACGATGACCTGACGCATTAAAAGAAAGGTTTTCCCTGACCGAGATCCCCCAAAAAGCATGATGTAGGTTGCCTCAGAGGAAAGCACCTCCAATGCCATAAGCTGCTTTTTATGTAGCTTCACGCATCCTCGTCCAATGGATTGATGATGACTTGCAATGCACCGCCATTTTTGCCGGTCAATTCATGTTGCATCTTTTCAGACCATCCCATTTGGGTTTTAGTCCACCAAATAGCAGCAGTCGTATCGCCATTGATCGCTTTATTGAATAAAGACTTGGACACTTGGGCAGAGGCAGTCGCTTTTCCAAGGCCAAGCTCAAGCTCATAGTGCTTAGTTAATGTTTTGACAGAGATTCCAATCAAAGCAGCGATTTGTTCTTGAGGCAAACCAAGACCGGATGCTTGTTGCACCTGAGCCTTTGTCTTATCGGTTGGGCAATGTTCTATCATTTTCTTTTATAGTCGGGAAGTGTCCAAAATAATCTTAATTAAATCAAGAATTTAGCAATTCCGCTTTCCTTCCTGTGAAATCTTCCCAACGCTTAACGATTACATCGCAATATTTTGGGTCTAATTCCATAACTCTAGCGCATCTGCCAATCTTTTCACAAGCAATAAGAGTAGAGCCTGAACCACCAAATAAATCTAATACTATATCTTTTGCTTTAGAACTATTATTTAATGCTTTTTCTACCAACTCTAATGGCTTTTGAGTAGGATGAACATAATTCTTTTCTCGGCTTACTTCCCATACTGTGCTTTGGTCATATCCTGCATAAAACTCACCATTTACATAAATTGCACATTCATGCTTGGGTCGATAATTTGACCACATAGTGCCTAATCCATTTTTTACCCAAACAATTTGTGAACTTGCTTCTTTTCCACATAATTTAAGAGCATGATAAAACTCATAGATACCTTTGTAACCATGCCATATATACCAAGCAGCTTTATCTTTTAATGATAAATTTGCACAATTAAATACAGCAACAAGGAAATCAACTAAACCATTTCCTGTTACAGCATCATTTTTAATCATATCCCAATCTTTTGAGCCACCCTTTCCATCATAGCTAACTCCATAAGGGGGGTCTGTATGCAATAAATCAGCTTTTTGACCATTCATTAGCTTTTCTACAGCATCAATGCTTGTGCTATCTCCGCACATAAGCCTATGATTTCCAAGGATATATATATCACCAGGCTTGGTTTTTGGCTCTTCGGGTATTTCGGGAACGGAATCTTCATCCGTTAGGCCTTCTTTTGATTCGATGGGGTTTAGTAATGCATTAAGCTCGTCTTTACTAAATCCGATCAAATCTAGGTCAAATCCTAAATCATTTAATTCATTTAACTCTAAATTGAGTATTCCAGTATCCCAATCGGCATTTAAAGCCAATTTGTTGTCGGCAATGATTAAAGCCTTTTTTTGGGCTTCCGAAAGATGGGAAAGTTCAATAACTGGTACTTTAGACATTCCCATCTTACGAGCAGCAAGTAAACGACCGTGGCCAGCGATAAGACCATTATCCCCATCCACCAAGATAGGGTTAGTCCAACCGAACTCTTGAATACTGGCAGCGATTTGAGCCACTTGTTCATCGGAATGCTTCCTTGAGTTGTTGATATATGGGATTAAGCTATCAACGGACTTCTGAACGATTTTGCTCATTGAACGGAAGCGGAATGGTTACGATAATGCTCGATGTCTTGAGCGATCTCGAGAAGGTGCTGAGCCATTGCTTCGCCCTTCATAATCTGCTGGCGATTTGATGGCACGATTTGAGCCATAGCGATCCATACGGAGTAGAACTGAGAGAGCTTCTCATATTCGTTTGGATCAATTTCGTTTTTGACGTTGTCTTGTGTAGTTGTCATAAATTGAATTGATGTTGTTGGTTATTTTTTCTTTGCTTTTGCTTTCCCTGCTTTTTTAGCAATTGCTTCACGTTGAACTGCATATCCGATCGCTTCGGCCTGCTTTGGCTTTTTGCCTGCCTTGATTTCCTTGGCAATATTGGCAGAGCGAGTCTTGTCTGACGTTCCTTTGCGTAATGGCATTTTTTGTCCTTAAAAGGTAAAAGACTAGGGTTTCCCCTAGTCAGTTATTAGGCGATGTTTTGCCATTTAGTGCCATCGGAATAGAATATTGCGCCAATTCCAGTAGCGTTTGTGGTGATTCCAAGTGATCCGGCTGCTGCGCCTGCTGGAACTGAAGTCGAGTTCGCAGTAATTGCAGTAGTCAGAGCATAGAATCGCGCTCCACTTTCAAATTTAATAAAGTTGACGATTGGTTCGTCATTTTCTACACCAGCAAAATAATTAGGCATGATTATTTCCTTTTAGTTACTTTGGCCAAGACAGAGATCTGCGCTTTTGCTTCTCTCTGTGCTGCAGCCATTCTTGATCTATTAGCTTCGATCTCTTTAGCCCGTTGAAGGGTGCGAAGATCATCTTGCGCTCGCCACTTCTTTTCTTCGGCATCCATGCGAGGCGCAGCAATGATTACTTCTGCTTTACTTGGGGATTTACGATCTTTAGTGGTGAGCGTAGCCATTATTTGACGTTGGTTTCTTTGATCATTGGGACACCGTTCGTCAAGTTAGGCTCTTTAACAGGGCCTTCAGGTGGAACGATGTATGGCTCATTACCAACTCGGCATTGCTGAGCATAGTCAGCAGCGCGTTGTAGGTGTCCAGGATCTTTAATTCCTGATTTGCCTGTTTTTTCTTTTTCAGCCTTGGATTCATAGGACATTTTGCCCTTTTCGCCCATGCCACGCTCTTTAGTGCGCATTTCTTCTTTGCTCATGTTTAACTCCATAAATAGGTGAATTTAGCTAAATCCCACCCATTAGGGGTGATTAGCCCAACTATAAATCAAATCAAGGCATTTTTCAAAAGATTTTTTTTCTTCTCTTTGTAGATCCGAATAATCTCTTTTAGATCATCAATGGTGTATTTTTTTATCGAATTATCGGACTCCAAAGCCTCGACACGCTCGATGCCAATTCGTTTGATCAATCCAATACGATAGTCAACTGCTCGCCCAGCTCCCCATCGATTGCATTGCTTGCGCTGGCCATGAGCGTTATCTTCATGGAATCGAAGATGAGGGGCAGATCCAACCGACCGGTAATGGCCACAATCAAACGCGCCCCCAACTTCATAAAATCCTAAATCCAATCCGCAACAAATACAGGGTTTACCCTTATCTCTTTCACGAATGTAAGCATTAAACGCGACTTGGGCTTCACGCTTCCAATCTGACAGGGTTTTGTAGGCTTGTAGGCGCTTTTTGGTTTCAGCACGATCAATCCGTTGCTCTTTGGCTTTTTGCTTTGCTATGGCCTGTTTTGCCAACTCTAAGGAGCATTCCACACCGCAAACTGATTGACCAAGGCGCTCTTGCATAAATCTTTCTTTGCAAAATTTGCAGTTTCGCTCTTTTAGCCTTAGTTTAATCATATGCAATATCCGAAAATTTAACACCGCGCTCAGCACCAAAAGCCATCATAAGCTCAATAAGCTCGGCCATTTCTGATTTTGTCATTTTGCTGGTGCGCTGCCCACAAACTACAAAACCGCCATCAATGCCAGGCACTACCTTTTGACTTTTAAGCGATGCAGAAAAGACATCCTTCCATTCATCGGATGTAAGTTTATTGCCGTACCAATTGACTTGATCGCTGACCTCGGCAAGCATTGCCCACATTTTTGCATTTTGCTCCAAAGATCGAGTTTTCTTTTTAATCTCGCAAATCATGTCCTCAGATGCCATTTTTATTGCTTGCATGGCATTTTGTTTGACTTGTGGATTAATCAAAAAAAAGGTTTGCTTATCGCTCATACGATGTCGGAAGTCTGAGAAATACCTTTTGCACGAAGGATTTTGCGTACTTTTCGATAAACACGCTTCAAAATGTCAGCGACTGCTTGATGGCTTATTCCTTCAGCTTCGGCAATTTCACGCAATGTCATTGGTTCTTTTGTCATAGTAAATCCTGTAATTCAATTCCACGATTTTTAAGTTCTTGCTTAAATTTTTCAATTGCTTGCTTTTCAATAGTAGCTACAGTCTTGTAATTCATAAAAGTTTTTTCTGCCACTTGAACTTGAGTCATTTCATATTGATCTTGTAATTGCCTCATTTCTCATTAGCCTTTCTTAGTAAAGCCTTAAATGGAATATGCCCTGCAAATATTTTTGATGGACATTCTTTGTGAAGTGCAAGCCATATTTCAAATGTCTGTCTTGATGATATTTTGTTTTCATCGTAAAAATCGATGCTAAATTCCGCACCGCATCGGCATTTTGAAGTTATATTCATTTTTTATTTTTGTTAATCAAACGGATTTAAATAATCAACACAGTCTAAACAAGACCAAAAAACATATATCACACCAATAATTGACAAAAAAACCAAAAAATAAAATAAATAAGTCATTTTTTTATTCCTCATCTTTGAGCAAAAACTTTGCAATTCGATTGCATATCCATGAATCATCGCCATAGCAATACTCTCTGCAAGGACAGGGTTGAAATTCTTCATTTTCCAAATTACAAGGTTCTGTCATGGTTTTTTCAATATAAAGCCCTGACTTGACCGCTAAGTCTTGCAGCTCTCCACCGTCCCAATCACTAACGCATTCATCTCCATGAACCAATATTGGTTTTACAAATTTCTTTAGTTTTTGATTTTCTTCTTCCAACCTTGCAATTCTTTCTATTGCTTGTTGGACGGTTTTATAAAACTGGTGTCGAGACAATTTATCATTCATAGCCATTTCATATGGCATATTTAAAATTCCATAAAACATAACATCACTCATTCCCATCCCCTTTCATAAAAGCTAATATTTGATCCCGACTCGGTGCATTCTTGAACCTTGCTATTGATGCAAGCATGATCTCTTGTTTTTTCCGGCTTGGCCTCGCGCTTTTTACTAATCTCACACAACAAATAAGGCATGACATATTGAAAATTCCCGATGAACCAAGACATCGTGACGATTCGCATTGCATTAATCTTCTTTCAATCGATTAGCAACCAAAGTGGCATATCCAGCAATATCATGCCAATGATCGTGAATATCAGGATTTCCATTAAGGATTCGCGCAACTTTGTGCATGATCATCTCGAGCGCTTCTTTTTGATCTAATTGAAGATGCAACCAATTACTGTTTTGTTTTAATTGAAATTTTAAGTTTTGTGAAATATTTGCATGATTGACAAATTCTCCATGAGTTTTTTGACGCTCATTTAATGTTTTATTGATATCCATGATTTGTCCTGATTTTTAAAATAATGCATCTTCAAATTGAAATACTGGTTTATTGATCTTTTTTGCAACAATTTTCCATTCAGGCCTAAGTGAAACCAAATAACGCGCTTCAGTTTTGCTTTTTACCTGACGAATCATGCCCAGCTCATCATAAATGTAATAAATCATCGGCCAAATCCCCTGGTGAATTCTTTTAATTTTGCAAGAGCTTCTTCTTTTGCTTTTATTCCTGCTTGAATCTCTGCCTGTGTTTTTTGTTGAGTCAATGTTCTTTCAGGTTTAACTGGAATACGTCCGGCTTGCCTGCATAGATCTCTAAACGCAATAGCCGAAGGCACAAACGATTTATCCATCGATTTAAGGGCAAAGTCCAAAGTAGGTTTGTAAGTCGCGTAAACCCCCAGCATTTCCTTCCAGGTTGCCCTTACAAGACTTAAATCAACTCCATCCCAATGTCTTGTAAAAGCCCCGCCATAAATTGCGCCCATTTTGCCAAAAATGTAATCAAGGCCATTGTCGGCAGTTGTGAAATCACTCTCCAAGTAATCCAACATCATTTCCTCCTCCAATTAAACCTCTGGTCAAGCCTTTCAAAACTGTTGAATTACGATTTTCTGCTGGTACTGTTACTTTTACCCATTCAGCTTTAAATCCTCTCCAACCCCTAGCAGCGCATTCAGCCAATGCTTGCTCCAAAGTCCATCCAGCTTTTTGAGCTTCTTTTGCAATTGATTTCAATACATTTTCAGAAATAACTGCGCGCGCTTTTTTTCTTTGAGCAACAAAATCATTCCAAATTTCAATTGATACCCCTTCAGGGGCTTGTATTGTTTTTATATGGTTCTTGGTTATTGGTTCTTGGTTATTGGTTACGTTCTGATCCGGTTCTGATTTCAGTTCTGATTTCAGAGCAGATTTCTTTTCTGATTTGATTCTGTTTGCGTTGCGAGCTGAGTCTGCTTTCACGCGATACTTGGCAATTTCATCATCACATCGCTTGGAAACCCATAAATCGTCAATTTTTTCAAAAAACATTTCCAAAATGTATTGCACGTCAGAGCTGAAATCAGACATTCCAATTCTTCTAGCAATAAAAGATGGCTCGCCTTTTAATGGGCATTCATCTAAGTAATATTGATCAATTAGCCTGCGATAAGCCAAATCTTCCATAAAACTAAGATGCCTAGTATGAGCTGCATAATCCCCAATATGAAACGGGTAAAAGTTCATTTCAGTCCTCTTTGAATAGGTCTGGTCGCAAAATTTCTTTAGTTAATCTGCCTTCCGAAAGTTCCCTTAATTTAGCTAAATGTTTAATTGGAATATGACCGCGATCTGCCCAGTTGTAGATTGCAGTTGCACGAATGCCTAAAATTTTGGCAAGTCGCGTTAATGTGCCGAATTCGGCTTTTAAAAGCTCAAGTTGATGCATAAATCCTCCTTTTTCAAAACTATACCACAATAAAATGATATTTTAAGAATATAAACTAGGGAAAGCACCTATAAAATAATTACATAAAAGTGTTGCTAAGTGGTTTTATTGGTGTATAGTAACACCCATGCAGTAAATTTTTTAAACAAGTGATGAAGGAGAAAGTGATGAAAAAAGCAATTTTTGAATGGATCGGGGTAATCATTCTTGGAATCATCTTGGGCGCGATGTTCGCTTGGGGGTTTTAATTATGATAATGAGCCGACACGATGCCTACTACGAGCCTGAAGACTACGATGATCGCACAGACGAGATCGAGGAACGCACCTGGCAATTAATGAAAAAAGAATACAACCCAAAAACTTCTATAGCAATTGCAGAAGCGCTGAGTGAATTAGAGGTTGATACCGCGCAATCCCTTCAAGACGCGATCGATACCGGTGATTATGAGCAAATTGGCAGAAAAATCATGGCCATTTCTTTTGATTACCAAGAATCACTAGCCAAGCAAGTTGCTGAGTTTGAAATTAACGATTAAGGAAACCCATGAAAGTCTATCAAGCAATTAATGCAGTTCAAGCCGAATTAGCAAAAGTCGGTATCACCAAAAGCCGAACCAACCAACAAGGCGCATCTTACAAATTTAGGGGGATTGACGATGTTTTCAACACAGTCAGCCCTTTAATGGCCGAGCATGGCCTTTGTATCCTTCCAAGGGTTTTGACAAGGGAATGCGTAGAACGTCAAACCAAAGCGGGGGGAGCAATTTTCTATGTTACGGTTGAAGTAGAGTTTGATTTCGTATCGGCAGAGGATGGCTCAAAACACACCGTCAAGACCTTTGGTGAAGCGATGGACACATCGGACAAAGCAACCAACAAGGCAATGTCAGCAGCCTACAAATACGCAGCATTGCAGGCTTTTGCGATTCCGACCGAGGGTGACAATGACGCAGACTTGCATACCCATGAAGTCGCTCCAAAAGCTAAACCAGCAACGGTTCAAAAAACCCCATTGTCAGAAAATCAAGTTTCAGACTTTGTGATTTCAATAATGGATAGCGACACGCTCGATGCTTTAAAGATTAATCACGCAACCGCTTATAAGTTAGCTTTTGCACAAAATGATACTTCCGCGATCAAGAAGATTGATAGCGCAAAGGACATTCGCAAAGGCGAATTGATGGCCACTCAAGCATAAGGAATCAAAATGACCGATTTAACCCTTTATACAATCGCTGACCAATATTTGCAAGATATTCAAAAGTTGCAAGATATGGATTTGGACGAGCAAACCTTTGCTGATACTTTGGAAAGCCTATCCGGTGATTTAGAAGTCAAAGCAACCAACGTGGCTATGTTTGTTCGCAACCTAGAGGCAAGCGCAGAATCCATCAAAGCAGCAGAAAAACAGATGGCAGAGCGCAGAAAAGCCATCGAAGCCAAAGCCGAACGAATTAGGAATTATCTTAAAGACAACATGGCTCGGACAGGAATTACTAAGATTGATTGCCCATACTTTGCGCTTAGTTTGCGCAATAGCCCACCAGCAGTTGAAGTAATCAATGCCGATGAGATTCCAGCGCAATACTTTGATATTCCTGAACCCCCAGCTCCAGTTTTAAACAAAAATCGCTTAAAAGATGACCTTAAAAATGGGGTTATTGTTGAAGGCGCTCGATTAACCCAAGGCAGTTATCTTCAAATCAAATAAGGACAATCATGGCAATTAAATTCTATATCAATGCTGCAGTTTCAGAATTCGAAGGCAACGATGGCAAAAGCAAAAGACGCTATCAAACCATTGGGGTTATTGTTGAGACACGTCACGGACTCATGCTTAGCCTTGAATCAATCCCATTGTTAGGGCTTAAAGATGGCAAATTATTGGCATTTTTAAATGAACCAGGCGAAAAGAATGCTGATCAGAATCAGCAAACTTCAGCAACCGAATCAAATCTTGATGATCAAATTCCATTTTAGGAGAATACGATGAACCAAAAAGAATTAAATGAAATTTTTAAATATGAGAATGGAAATCTTTATTGGAATATATCGAAAAAAGGAATCAAAAAAGGCAATAAAGCTGGAGCAATAAGCGAAAAAGGTTATTTAGTAATTAAATTAAATCAAAAAACTTATTACGCTCATCGTATTATTTTTATGATGTTTCATGGATATATGCCAAATCAATTGGATCATATAAATGGCATAAAAAACGATAACCGAATTGAAAATTTAAGAATTGCGACTCATGGTCAAAATCAACAAAACAGAGGAATGTTTAAAAACAATTCTACTGGAGTAAAAAACGTAACTTTTGAAAATGGAAAATGGAGGGTTAGATTAGGAATAGATGGAAAAAACAAGCATTTTGGATCTTATTTTGATATTAACGTAGCCAAATTTGTAGCTGAAATGATTAGGAATAAATACTATGGCAACTTTGCAAGAAATGTATAAAGAATATCGTTGCATCGGGAGAACCGTATGAGGGATTATTCTGAAGTGCTTATTGAGCTAGACGCGCAAATCAAAAAAATGCACGTTTGCAGCTTAAAAGAAGATTGGAAAGGGGCAAGCAAAGAAGCAGCGCAAGCCCATACCCTGACCAATGAATTAGCAGTAATTTTTAGAACCCTGAAAGGAAAGAAAAATGATTAACCTCGTACTTGAGAATGATGAATTTAATTTTGTAGTTGGCTTGGTAGGAAAAGAGCCATTTAATAACGTGGCCGGCTTAATGGGTAAATTGATCCAGCAAGCCCAAGCGCAACAAATGGCACAAGCACCAGTAGCGCCACCCGCACCAACGACATCTCCTGCACCTGGCGATCAAGCTGGTTTAATAGAGCAAAACGTACAGTAATCATGCCAAGACTTCGCCATGAAACTTATACGTTGATGGATGAAATTATGTCCAGTCCGACTGTCTCCATATCCGATGACAGGAGAACTTATCAGCTTACTTTGCTATATCAAGCATTGGCAGCTTTAAAACTAGATCCTCAACCGACTAAGTACGATTGGCAAGTCTGCTCTGATTGCGTCAATTTGATGGAAACCCTGATTCTTGAGATGAAAGTCTGCCAGGATCAGGACAACCTACTTAATGACGCAACAATGGCCTTGGTTCGAGCAGGAAAGCGCAAAAAAGATGGAAACAATATCAGACTAGATGCCGAAGGAATAAAAGCCCTACAAGCGCTTTTTGAGGACTATGCTGAGCTTGTGGCCATCTTGCCCGAGCGCGTAATGGTGAAGTGCTTTCGATTAACAGAAAAGCGCATTCAAGACCTTAGAAAAGGCAAAAAGAAAGCGCATGACGTGGAGATTATGGAGTTATGACCAAGAATGACCGCAGCCTTTTAAAGCAAATGATTGAAGCTGGACGATTTAATTTTGATATTTATGAGCTTTTGGTTGAGCAAAATGCCATCAATGCCAAAGAATCAATTAAAAAAATGGGTGAAAAATGGTGTTGTCATCCAGCAAATAAAGTAAAAAGACTTGAGATGCCTTTGCCGATCTTAAGCGACATGAGAGCGAGCAAGATCTTAAAAACACGCAAATAGGCCAATAAAATGACAGACGCATATAAATTAGCTGATAGACTTGAAGAACTTTATATGGATTTGCATATCATGGAAGCAGCAAAAAAATTAAGGCAATTGCAAAGCCAGCTTGATAAAATTGAAAAGGGAATAGTTAATCAGGCGCAACAGGATGGCATAAGCGAGGATTTTTCCTGATTTCATACTCGTATGTAGCAATGCCCAAATGTTTATTCCCACCTGGAGATAATAATGAGCAAACCACCAAAACGCGATGAAAGACGCAAAACAAGAGAAAACAAGCGCTATCCGTTTAAATTAATTCCTATTTTGTTTTTGTCAGGATGCAGTTTAATGATCGGCAATTATGATCCGCTTGAATATGGTTTGGTCAATAGAATAAGAACCGAAGCACAAGTATCAGATTGCTCAAAACAAAGCACTTATGTCATATATGTAAGCGCTTTAGAATTAAAGAATTACAGTCAATATTTGCCAAATAATGATCAAGAGATTGCGCTAGTTGATGATCTTTACAAAATAGTTGATCAGCTTTATACATTCAAAAGCCCCAGCGCAGCATATTGCAAGGCCAAATTAAACATAATCGAAACTACTGCTGAGCGCATTCAGCAAGTTACAGGGAGCAAACCAAGATGAATATTAGTGATTTATACAAAGAAGCAAAATCTTACAAGATGATGCTAGAAAACCAATCAATTGATCAATATGAGTTTAAAGATTTGATTGAAAGTTTAAAAATTGCGGATCAGATCAAAGAAAATGCCGATGAATTTAGCAAGAATCAAGAAATCAGAGATTATTTGATGACCTTGTATAACTTGGCAAGTGCTATTTCAAGCCTTTAATTTTTGCGATTCTTTCATAGCGCTGATATTCATCTCGACACCAAGCATCACAAAATCTTTTTGAATCTTCTAAGCGTTCATTGCAAGTTAAGCAAAAACCAGTAATTTTAAGTTCTTTCTTTTGTAATCTAGCTTTGGCAAGGGCAACAGATCGATGATGCTCTTCTAAATCGCTTGCATCGTCAAAAATGTCGCTCATGCCAATTTTGAAATAAACATTGCAGCCTCTGCTTCTCTGCGTTTTAACAAGCCAGCCATATGATGACCGGCAGCCATATCCCATTTAATAAACTCATGTGATGCGCCCTCATAATCGCCAGCATTTAGCTTCTTCATAAGAGTTGATGAGTCTAAATTGCGACATCCACAATTGAATGCGAAGTCCACAAGCGCGTCAAATTCTTCTTGGGTTAACTCTACATGAACTACCGCATTGACGTTCGCCTCGGCTTGTTTAATGTCTTGAGCAAGGTATTGCTCTGCCTGTTCTTGAGTAATTACTAATCCATCAACAACTTCAGGGCCAGTATGACCATAGCCAATAGTCCAAGGATCACCCCAACTTCCAGGATCGGGGTAGGCACTAAGTCGGCAACCTTCAAAACGCTCTGTAAGATGTAAGCCATTTTTTGAATATTCCATTATTTCACCGTCAAATCGTTATATTTATCAATTACTTCGTTTCGCTCGATTTCTGTGGTTGCGCACGATTTAGCAAATCCGATAAGAAATTCTGCATCTGACTCAAGTAATCTGAGTCCTTTCTTTGGTATTGCAATGGAGGCGGATTGGTTGCTGGAGGAGTTATGGTTGTGCAACCCGATACCGCGATACTGATTAAGGAGCAACTCATAATGAGATTGGAGAGCGTCTTTTTCATTTTGGGCTTTCTGAGTGTCTTGGGCTTGTTTGTTAATGATCTCGGTTTGATTTTTAAGTGCTTGAGTTACTGCTTCGGCTTTTGCTTTTTCTATCGATGAATAATCAATTTCATGCGTAATATATGCACTTCCCAAAGATATGCATAGCAAAATGGCAATTTTTATGTATGTTGATAAAAACATTATTTCACCGTCATTTCTTGCATTTTTTCTTGAGTACGACCATAAGCAGTAATTCCAAGGATTGCACCCATTGAAAGATGAAAAAATCCAGCACCTTGTAACGTCAAAGGATTCCATTGGTTTTGGACAACTCCTTTACCAAATACTTGCACCAAAGACCAAAATATAGGAGCAATCATAAAATCAAATATGCAAACTGACATATACATCCAAGCCATTGCTGGTCGCCATTTTGTATTAAGCCAATTTTGATTGTTGTCGGCAACAATTACTTTTTCTGATTCAGATGACTCTAAAAGATTGGCTTCTTCGATCATTTTTTTGTAGTAATGCTATCTGAGCCTTTGGTTACTGTAACTTTATCTCCGTCAACAGTAACTGACATTGGAGGTTCTTTATCGGCAAGATGATCTAAGCGTTGAATGAGTTGTTGAATAACTGCAAATTCGGGCTTTTCTTCTTTTTCAGTAGTGCCTGAAACCGCATTCATCATATTAATAATGGCCATGATTGCACCGCCAGCCATACCAATAACTGCAGCAATCTTTGATGCATCTAAAAAAATGCTTGCTGCAACGCTTATAACAATAATTGCAGTTATGTAAGCCAATCCATGTTGACCAATTGATTTGCCAGCGACTTCTTTTGCGCTATCTTGATCGGCCATATTAACCTTTTGGTGAAACCCATCCATGACCAGCAGCCCATAAATAAACAAGACCAACCAAACCAACAGAAAGAAGGCCATTTAATGTCCATTTGCCAAATTTAGAAAACTGACTATCAAGCCATTCTTGCAATGCTTCCTTTATGGCTTCTTTTTGTATTTTTGGATCTAATTCAGACATTCTTATTTTTCCTTTTTAAATTATTATTTTTGATGCAAAACTTGTAAACCCTCAAAATATTTAACTATTTGTTTTTTTAATAATTTAATGTATAAATATTTTTATTCAAAAATAGCCACAGAAAAACGAATTAAACCAGCAGTTAAATTTGTATTGGTTTTATTAGCAACAGTAAACTGAACAGCAGTTGCAGTTCCTGTTGTAAAGTTAAACCACCCTATAACTCCTGAAGAATCAGTTGACATTAAAAAACCAGACGTTGGTTTATTTTTAAAATAAGATGAAGGAACAGGAATTGTAACTACTTCAGTAGGAGAGCCACCTGTTAATGTATATACAACAGAATCATTGTATTGACGCTTAGGAATGTAATTATCTGTTGCTAATGTGTAATCAACACCTGAAATTGAAATTCCAGTATTTAAATCAATAAAATTAGAAATACAAGCATTATCAATAGCGACTATATTAGTTGATGTATAAACTAAATTTGAAAGAATATAGTTTGCTTGAGAAAAACTAGAACCTGAATTTAAATATATTCCTGCTCCATTAAAATAATAAATAGAGTTTTCTGTTGCATAACTTCTAGCTATATCTCTTAAAATAATTCCCCAAGCAAGATTTGTTGATAATGATTGGTTTTGATTAGAAATAGCATTATTATGAATTGTATTTCCGCTGCCTGTATCTAAAATAATACCAACAAAATTAGTATCTGCGTTTTGTGGGTTTAGATAAATATTTAAATCTGATATAAAACTTTGACTTACATTAACAATTTTAATTGCTGCTATACGGCAATTAATATGTCCATTTGTAATAGTTGGTTGCAATAAACCGCATAAAGCTTGAGAAGGATAAAAACTTACTCCTACTGTGTATTGTGCAAGTATTCCATACTGCACGTTAACCATATCAAATTGAGTAACATACAAACCTTCAAAATAATCAGGTAAAAAGATGCCAGCATAAGCAGAATAAATAGATAATTTGCTAAACTTGCTTTCAACAGGCATACCATCACCATCAATTTGAATAGCATATCCTTGCCAATTTCCTGTCGATGAGCCTTGTGAGTAATCCCCTAAAAACGCATAGTTAGATATGTTAGACCAACCAAGAGAGGTAACTCTAATTCCAATACCCCATCCAGTTGTAGCAGAATCATTTATTCCTCGTATTTCTACATCATCTATTAAAATTCTTCTTTCAGACCTATTTAAAGTTGTTCCTCTTGGTGAACCTGAGGTAACTTGAGGGCTTCCATTAATATATAAAGCTGTTTTGCCAGAAACATATCCTGTAGAAGTTGAAAGGGTAAGGCCAGTTACTTTTGCATAATTAAGGTCATTTTGTTGTGTAAAATTAAATCCTGCATTTCCAGCAACAGAAGATGTAAATTGAATTTCTGTAATATTTGCGCCATCACCATAAATATGAAAAAATCCAGTTGTCTTTGTAATTTGAGCAGAACATAAATAAGTTCCACTTGGAAAATAAACAGATTTATTTGAATTTATAGCAGATTGGATAGCAGTAGCTGAATCAACAGTACCAGTTGGGTCTGCGCCAAAATCTAAAACTGAAACAGATTCTTGAAGTTTTTGAGCTACTGTGCGAACTACAGAATTAGATTGTCCTTCTTGATAACCAATGTATGTTGCTCCAGCAGCAACTTCTAAATCGCTGATTGATAAAGGAGCGTCTGATTCCTGATCCCAAATTAAATTATTATTAACATCATAAACTTGTTGACGATAAGACCCATTTCCATAAGCAATACATTGTCCATTTGCATCCAATTGAATTGGATTTGTATTCAAAATGGTTAATGCTGGATCTTGATATGTGTTTTTAAATGTTGTTGTGCTTGGAATATAGTAATAAACCTTGCCTGAAGCTAAGGGATTACCATTAGAGTCAATAAATTGTTGTTTTCCGTTTGGTAAAATTCCACTCATGTTTGATACCCTCTTTCAGTTCATCCAAGCGCATCCTAAACCATGCGCATTCTTATTTGTTGCTTGTTCCTATAACTTCATTATCAATTTCAAAAAAGCCTTTTTATTGGCGCTGAGAAACTGAATTTGTGCCTACTCCAATCATACTTGGATAGAGCAATTCCATCAATTGCGGAGTGACAACGGGCTTTTTCGCCTGAATTGTCATTTGTGTTGGATTTAATAAATGCTCTGTTAAAGCATTAATGACCGCATCATTTTTGCGTTCCATTAATGATTGCCAAATTGATCCAGCTTTTCCACCAATTACACCACCAGCAGCAGCGCCACCATATCCGCCCAATAATCCTCCAACAGTAGCTCCAGCAGCTCCTGACAAAGATCCAGTAGGCAGATGAGAAGCTAAAGTTCCCAATTTACCTGGCAAAACTGTTTCAAGCATATTTTGAGTAACTAAGTTTTGAACGGTATTAGATCCCAATGATTTTCCAAGACCAACCTTGCCTTGTCTTTGAAGGTCATCGCGAATAGAACGTAAAGTGCTTAATTGATCAGCATCTAAGGATTTAGCTCTGTTTTTACCAAGAGATCCAATCTTCTTCTCGATGTCATTAATTGCATTATTAATTTTTCCAAGAGAAATATTGCCAAAATTATCGGTAATTTTTAAACCTTGGAGCAATTTCATTGCATCAATATCTTTTGATGAGGCAGAGTAATTTTCTAAATATTTATCAAATCCCTTATCAGGAACTCCATTATTGATTACCTTATCAAGCTCACTTTGAACTGTAAGCAATTCTCTACTTGCTTGTTGAGCAGCAGGATTTTCTTTAGCAGCGCGAGGATCAAGCAAATCACCAATGTGTTTGCGGACAGATTCATATAAATATTCAGGATCTGTATTTTTTGGATTTTCTAATTTAGATTTGACATCATTAAGAACGGTTTTAACAGATGATCTTTCACCGCCTGCACCATTCAAGATTGAATCAATCTTATCTAATACTGGCTTTGGATTAACATTTGATTTATTAGCCCATAATTCGCTTAATTGTTCATTAGCAGATTTATCTCGAGCATTAATTGCTTCATTTAAAACTGTTGGATTTTCTGCAGCTTTATTAAAGAAATTTAATCTTGCTTCTGCATTTGCTTGTTCGCGCTCAACAAAAGGAGTTGGGTTAATATCACGAATTGAGCGTTGCAAAGTGCTTAATCCAGCATTATTGGCAAGTTCAGCTAAAGTTGGGTTTGATAAAGGAACTATATTGTTTGCTCCATATGCATCTGTGCTTATTACATTTATAGGCTTATTTCCTGCAGCACGATTTAATATGTTTTGAGCGATTTTTTCAGCACCACCTTGAGTAAATGGATTAACTGCAGCGCCTGCGACATTGCCTAAATATTGACCAACTTTTCCTGCTGCTGGTACTGCCAAAGGAATAGCAGCACCAACACCCGCATTAGTTTGAGCATTTTGAGCGATTTGTTGCCAAAATGGTTGTTCACCTAAAGTTGGCTGAGTTAAACCATAAAGAGCAGATAATCCAGCACTTCCTGCAGCTTGACCGCCTAACTTTGCAGCACCTTGACCGAATTCTTGCAATCCTAGACGTGCAGCCAAATTAGCAGCTTGTTCGCCACCTTGAGTAATCATTGAACCGCCACCAGTTGCCAAAGCAGGCAAAACCTCACCAATCGTTGCGCCAGCAAGCGATGCAGCATTGGTTGGGGTTTGGGCTTGATATTGCTTTTCCCATGCTTTTGTGGCCTCTACGTCAGCATTGGCAGTATTTTGAATGAGTTTGGCAATATCGCTATTTGGTGCGATTTTATTGACACCGGATGCCAATAATTGCTCGAGCAGATTTGCGCCACCATGCAAAGGGGCAGCAATATGATGGCCAGCAGCAGCTAAAAAGTCCGATGGATTGCCAACTACGTCCTTGGCTTGTTGCAATGGCTCATTATTTGCACCAGTAACGGTAACGGATGACTGTGGAGTTGCGCCAGTTGGTTGCTTTACAAAAGCATTAAATTGATTCTCAACGTCTTGATCTACGTTTGCGCTGACATGAGGCAAAAAGTCTTTTGCGCGAGCGCCAGCTTCATGCGTAATAAGGGTTCGAGTAAAGGCAGCATTTGCTTCGGGTACGTTTGGAATTGTTCCGTCTGCGTTTAATTTAACCCCTGCGCTTTCTAATTCTTTTTTAAGGGTTTGTACGTACTTTCCACCTTGAACGCTTGCGCCAGTTGTCGGATCACCATTGACCCAAGTGCCAACTAAACTTTCAGGAGTAATCTTTTGACCCTTCATTGCACCTTGGCCAGCCAAATAAGTGCCTGCTAAAGCCTGAGTGTCAAAAACACCATCCTCGGGTTTTTTGTAGGATTTATAGATCGGTCTGCCTGATTCATCTTTTCCAAGCAATATCCCGCTTGGATTGTTTGCGTCTGCTGCAACTCTTGGGCTTTTTGCGTCAGCAGGAGCAGTTCCTTTCGCCAAAGGAAGGGGAGTTTTTAGAAAAGAACTAAAAATCGAATCTTCAGAAAGATCTTGATCGGCCATATTATTGTCCTGGTGCTTCTAAGAAACCTTGTTTAACCATATTAACTAAATCTTTTTTGAATTTAGGCAACGTACCGGCAGCATTTTGACGCTCAATAAAGCTCTTTTGTTGCGCAGGAGTCATTACTGAAAACACGAATGCATCAGGATTGATTTGTTTATTCCATTGTGACTGCCACTTATTGAATTGGTCAGCAGGAGTGCCTGAATTCTGCCAAGCATAATCTTGAGCTTGGCGCATTTTCTCGATTGCGATGTTTTTGGTAAGAATATCCTCGTTTGCTAATTTGGAGATCGATGGATTAGCGTTACCAGTCAAAGCAGCATTTAAACGAGCATCTGTGCCAGTTCCAAGGCCTGCGGAAGCCAAAGACGCATAGTTTGTCATAATCTTCTTGAACTCGTCATAATCTTTGATTTCGCCCTTGAAGTCTTTTCCAGCGACTTTTTCAACAACGTCAGGAGCAAGTGAATTCATAAACGATTTCATTTGATTGCGCCAATCTGTGCCTGGGCCAGTTTGGACACCAGGATTAGCCAAATTCTCGCGAGCTTGCTCAAGATAATTGATGCGAATAGGCACATCTGCAGCCACATCATGCAGATTTTGAGCAGCATTTGCTTGGTTTGTGCCACCAGTTGTCAATGCAGCTTGTTGTCCAGGGCCAAGAGTTGTTTGGAAACCGCCTGTGGATTTATTTTGACCGCCCATAGGCGCGTTTTGTGCGCCACCTTGAGCATTTGCACCACCCATAGGATTTTGACCGCCTGTGATGCCTAAAAGCTCGGCTTTGCTGACTAAACGCTTAGCGCCAGTTGAAGGATCAATAATTTCTTGACTTGGAGTCAATAATTCAATTTGACGAGCATTGTCTTGAGTGGCCAAATAATGTTGTCTGACATAAGCCCCGTATTGTTTTGGATCTTCAGGAATGCTTTGGACTTCTTGCTGAGCAGCCGTTGGAGATAAAACACCGCGCGTCATGGCATGAGCCATCTCATTTAGGATGTCATCTTTGGTGACTTTGTCGCCTTTTTGCATTAAACCACCAAGGCGAGCATTCCAGTAGTCATTTTCTTTGCGCGCATTGTCAATTTTGGCATTTAAAGCCGTATATTTTGCGCCTTCCATTTGCTGAAGTTGCGTACCAATCTGCGGAAGATTGTATGCAGCATTAGGATCTTGCGATAAAGCCTGCATGATTTGCGGAATATTGACATTCCCGTTTTGATCGGTATTTTGCTGAATTGCTTGTGAAACTGCTTGATTAGCAGCCATTTGTTGTTGCGCTTGTGCAATTCCTACTTTATTTTTCTGAATGTTCATTATTTGGCTAATTTCAGCAGGAATTGCGCCAAAATCAGGCAAATTTTGTTTTGTAGGAATGATGCTTGGATCAATCGTTTGTAAATTTAATGGCATATTGATTCCTTACCCTAACAAAGCGTAATTGATTAATTTATAACCATCGGAATCGGATAAAACCGCTTCAGGCATGATTTTTTCAA